GACGAATGCGGGAGTCCTTCCAGACCCCCATGGTCAATGCAATGACTTCCTTCATAGCGATTCTCCAAAGAGAACCGGAGCCACCCGAAGGCAGCCCCGGTATTCGTCACGGCCTAGAGCCCGTCGGGATAGTTCGTGTTCTTCTTGTAGTCCTTGACCAGGAAGGCATTCACCTTGCCGGACTCGAAGGCCGCAACGGCAGTGGTCTGGAGGATCCCCAGATACCGCTCATAGGTGCCAGCGGGCAACTTGCAGGCGTATTCATAGCCAGCGACTAGGGTCGCAGCCGCGAACACGGGGGAGGTCAGATGCGCAGTGCTGGACGTGGTATGGACCGCCGCAGACGAGTCAGACGCCAGGGTGAAGGACATCGTCCCGGAGCCGGTGGAGGCGCAGGCGGTATCGACCTGAATCACCAGCCACATGTCGTTCCCAACGCCCAGATCCTTCGAGGTGGGAAGGCCGGTATCGATCTGACTCCCAATCAGGTAGTTGGCAGCCGCGCCAGTGTTGACGGCGGTCGCGTCGCAGAATTCATTTCGAGCATCAAGCAACATGGTTATATCTCCAAAGAGGAATGACAAAGGTGAACCCCAGGCAGCACACGGTCTGCCGGGGGAATCGGCCTAGGCCGTCAGAGCGCCGAGGTTGTTGAGGATCGCGTCAGTGCGATGGACGGGGATGCCGTCGAACATCGTCACGTGCTTGCCAGCAACGGTTTCTTGATCTGACGCCGCAGCATGGTCAGGCCAGCGCGGCTCATGTAGAACACAGGGCGGCAGGACGAGAGCGAGGGAATCAGCTCAGTGGCCTGGAGCATCAGGTCAGACAGAGGAGTGCCGGTGCCAGCGGAAAGGAAGGTAGCCGCAAGCGTGGTGCCCCAGTGGATACGCACCGCATAGCGCCAGTCCTCAACCGCAAGGCCCAGGTCCCAGCGGAAGTGCGAACGGTAGATCTGGGCGCGGCCGTTGGCCGTGTCGATGTTCTCGGCAGTGACTTCGCCGAGGTCGCGGTACTCCAGGCCAGCCTTGGAGCCCTTGGGGAAGATGCCGTGGATCGTGTTGCGGCCCCAGCCAACAAGCCAGATATCGGAGTTGGTGGAGGCAGCGTCATCAGACTTCAGGACGTTGCAGGAGTTCTCCGCGCCGGTGGAAAGCAGATACCGGGGAGACAGACCGGTGAAGGCTTCGGGCTCCGTGGTTTCATTGCCATAGATCAGGGTCGAAGCCATTTCCTGGCTCATGCCCTCAAGATGGGCAATCTCCTGGTTGCGCCGGAAAGCAGCGGTGTTCCCGCCCAGATCGGCCAGGGCCTTGTCCACTTCGGTGTAGGCTTCGAGCATGCCGCAGGTATCGACCACGGGGATGCAGGTAGCCTTGGTGGGCTGGACGCCGCCGTAAAGCTTGCGCCACGTAGGCGCAGGGATGCCGGTCCGAACCAGAGACTTGTTGCCGGTCTCCAGGTTGCCCTCAGTGATGACCATGTCATCCAGGATCGGATTGGTCAGGTTGAGGATTTCCGCGATGTCGGTCTGGATCTTTCCGTCAGCGCCGAGTTCGCGGGTGAAGTCGAGCAGGGTAGGATGGATTGCACTAAGTGCAGTCATGGTAAAACCTCCGGGGGGCCGCTAGTTATGCGGCAAAGGAGAATTGCGGTTAGGTGTTGCGTTTCGCTTTCGGCATGAAGTAGTTGCCTTCGAGCGAACCCGAAGCGCCGGTTTCAATCGGGCCATCGTCTTCCATGAGTGCGCCGAGCTTCTCGAAGCCACGAACCAGCGCGGGATGGTTCCCCACGCCCAGAGCATCGATCAACTTGCCGAACTCGCCGGAAGGATCCAGAACCTTGGCGAAGGTCTGCGCACGGCTCACGGTTCGGTCGAAGTTCGCCCCGCCGAGTTCCTTGTCAGCCTTCAGATCCTTGACCCAGGTTTCCTGTTGCTGCTGCCACGCTTCCATCTGGCGCGTCTGCGTGGCCTGCACTTCCCCGTTGATGACATCGACAATGTTCTGCGCCTGGTCGTTGTCGTAGCCGAGTTCCCTTGCCAGGGCCTCAAACTTCGCCACGCTTTCAGGGTGGAACGTCATGCCCTCAGGGGCTTGCAGTTCATACTTCTCTGGCACACCAACAACAGGCTTCGCGTCTGCCTCGGCAGTCCGCACGTCACCGGGAGGGGGTGCAGGGGGGGCGACTTCGACGGGCGCAGCGGTTGCCACGCTTTCAGGAGCCGCAGTGGTGGTCAAATCTTCACTCATTGGGTGAGTCCTCCTTGTCCTGTTTCATCGCTTCGGACTGCATAACCAAATACTCATCTGGGCAGATGGTCATAATCTCAATCAGCAATTCCAGGCCCAGGGAGCGCCTGCCCATGAATCTGCCAAGCAGGAGGGGATCCGTGCCCACGGTGTCGAGGAACACGCCACAGGAGCCCAGGAGCGCCCACAGGTAGCGCCTCCCGCCCACGGTCGCCATGATGGCCCGCAGGTCGTTCTTGTGTTGGTCCTCCGCATGCTTGGCGCGGGTCTTCTTGCTCTTGACCTGTTCGGGGTCGCCGGAGTTGTAGGGCTCAGCCATTCAGCCCTCCCTGCTGGCCCATCTTCCCGAGGAGGGAGTCAGGGTTAGCCTCCGAGTCGTTGAGGGTAGCGGCAGTCTCGGCAGCGGCCTGGGTTTGCGCCTGCTTCTGGGCTGCATCCATCTGGGCCTTGCGACCGTCACGGATGGCTTGCTTGGCGTCGTCGTCAGTCATAATCACTGCCGGGGAGCCCGTCAGATCTGCGAAGGATCCGATAGTCTTGTCAATGTCCAGGTTGTCCCAGGCCGTAGGCTGGAGGCCCATGGAAACCTGCTGGGCAGCAAGCCCGCCGACGAATCCAACGGTCTGCTGGATCGAGCCCACGCCCGCAAGTTTCATGGCCTTCGCCATCTCGGAGACATACTCAACCGTGATCGGCACGCCCTGGAGTTCTTCAGGAGCTTCGGGGATCAGGCCCTCCGTCTCCTGCATGATCTCGAAAGTGCGCTCCACGAGCTGGTCCAGCAGCTCATCGTTGAGCCGGAGCATGATGGGGCCGAGGGTCTGCACCTTCTCTTCGATGCGGGCCCGGATCTCTTCCGCCGTGATGTTCGAGCGGTTGTCGCCGGCCAGGAGGAGGAAGATATCCACGAACAGGGACTTGTTGATGCGCTGCTCGTACCTGGCAATCTTGTCTTCCACGGCCACGAGGGGCGCGTTGGTGATCTGGAAGGTGGGAGAGACAGTCGCTTGGTCCGTCCCACTGACATAGTTGATCCCGCCAGGAAGCTGAGTGATGGGCGTGTTCTTGAGCCCAGCCGGGACGTTCAGTGCAGGGTCCACCACCTTGTCTAGCAGCGTCAGGGACTTCGATTCCAGCCGTTGCAGGCCCTTGACCGTGCCAAACACATCCATGAGAGGGCTGAACCCGTAGGCGTCTCCGTCCTGCACATCCCACCGGGGCGCGAGGATCGGGAACGTGTTGGAGCCCTTGAAGCTCAGGAACCCATCGGACCGCGAGGGCTGCCAGTAGATCGAGCGGAAAGCCTTGTGGATCGACAGCGGGGATTCCGGGTTATGGTCCGGGTTCGGCTCGACTGCGTGATAGACATCCGTGTAAGTTTCAATATTGGCCGTAGCCTGCTGGATCTCCGGGGAGCAGTTCTCAGCCCCAAACCGCCCGATCATCTGGCGATAGGTCCTCTGGTATTCGCGGTAGCAGGTATCCACCCGCATGGTTCCCGAGGTTGCCAGGGAGTAAGAGCCGACGGGCAGGGGCTCCAGGCGGATGATGCTGTTCTTGTCCTTGTTCAGCGCGGTCGCGTTCGTGCCGTAGATCAGCAGATCGCGGTAGATCGAGGGCAGCGCCGTGTAAAGGTTCGACTTCCTGAACACGTCCAGCATCTTGTCCCGGAGGTCATCCAGGTAGACGCGGACAGCCTGCTTCTTGTTCAGCTCAGGGTATGGCGTTTCCAGCGAGAACCACGGGCGGCTAGGGTTCGTGATGCCATACATCAGCCCGCGCACCGCAGTGTTCACCGCGAAGGTCACCGTCTCGTTCAGGATCTTCTGGTTACGCCGGTCACCCCGGTTGCGATCCGTGACCAAAAATCTGCCAACCCGTGGCAGAGAATACTTGTTGAGATCTTGCCAATGGGCCATCCATGACGAGTCCCGCTCAGACTTGAGCGCGGTTCGTCGCTGGTTCAGTTGCTCCAGCAGCGCGGTGGGGTTCATCTAGCTACCCAGCAGCTTCTTCCCCTGGGGAGTGCCAGCAGGCACGCCGCCCCCAAGGATGGTGGACATGTAATTTTTCTTTTTCCTCGCCTTGTTCACGAAGTCATCGAACGTCGGAGCTGCCACCGTCTCAGTCAGCTTCTTGGGGTCCGTGGTTTCGTCGGCAACGGGGGCCTTGACTGCGGCACCCTCGCCCCCTTTGGGCTCACTGGTGGTAGCAGCCTTGGGTTTATCGGCAGCGAAGGGCGTGAGGTGCTTGGTTTCCTCCATACCGAAGAGCGACCCAACGGCACCACCGAGCGCCGTTCCTACACCTGGGCCAAGGAGACTAGTCCCAATGCCCGCGCCGGTCTTGGCGTTCTT